GCATTGCGGCAAATTTGTCGCCGTTTTCGAAATTATATATCTTTCTGCCAGGAAACCATATGGCCATAATGGAGTCAAATCCATCACGTTTTTTATACCAATCAAAATTTTGTTTCATAAATTCAAGCTCAGCCGATGCTCCAGATGAATCACCTGCCGCCGCAGTGCCAACAGCCTTTCCTATATTAGTCCCAGGGAAATTTAGTGCGATTGTTTCTCCTACACACGCCTCGATTGCTTTTGGGTCGTCAGGAAATACCGTATGCAGATGCTTAACGGCCTTACCAAGCGCGATCGAATTCACATCTCCAAGCGGACGAAAAAGTTCTTCTTGTTCGGGAGTTTTTATGTATTGTGCGGCAACGTTGTTTAGCTTTTCTATCAGAACTTCTTTTGAAACTGGCCCAACTTCGCCTAATCGACCACCAGCGCTACCGCGTAGTGCTGCCTTTACTTCGACGTGTTTGCCAGAGATTACAATGTCGCCTTTTTCTGCTAGTGAAATATCTGGATCCATAATAGCCAATGCGAATTCGCCCGGTCCTTTCATGTTAATACCGCGGCCAAATTCACCGTTAGTAATAAAGAAATCCTGTGCAAATTTTAGAGGAAAAATCTCATCAAACGTGGTAGATGGCATTTGCAATGCTTCTGTGTTGACTGCTTTGCCTGCCTCTAATGCTTCAACAAATACAGTCTTCTCGGCTGTAGAGCCAGGAATATTAGCAATGGATTGGGTCATTGAGTTTATTACAGAATCAACATTTGGTACATTAGCATTGTCTGTTGTAAATTCGAGTGCTTTTTTAATGTGTTCTTTTACATTGTCTTGGGATAGTATTTGATGAAGTTTATCAAGTATATCAAAATCGTCTATTTGGTGTACTTGCTTAACTATCTCCGCCTTAAGTTGTGGCATAGTTGCTTCTTCTACAATAAATTCAAAGTAGCTCATGGTGGTATTTATCTCCGATTGTTAAATCTGCTGCTCGTATAATATCTGCTTCATTATACTCGCTACCTGTTTGTATTTTAATGAGTACTACTTTCATCGTGGTCCTAGATAATATAGAATCCAATCTCTCCATGTTTTCTTTTTGAGTTTTAGTACTGGGATAGACACTTTGCCAGCCATATATAAGTCGTAAAATTCTATACGCTTTTTTAGTACTTCTGCTCGTGCCTGTTCTTTCTTGGCGCCAAAACGCAAGAAACTAAATATCTTATCTTCATCTGCTGTATACAAAGCTTCGGCCTGCATATAACCTTTCGGCACAGTTACTAGCCGACCACCAACCATTATTTGTTTCATGACAATGTTACATCCTCTAATCCCGCGGCACGTAATCTAGTTATGTGTCCTAGCATAAAGTTCTTAGCATCTATGCCTTTCATAATACCTAAGTATTTATTACGAACGAGAGCTACAGCATTTTTAAGCTCTTCCATATCTATTACTTCTTGTTCACCTTGTGCGAATTTCTCAGCATCACGACTTGATAATATTTTGTCATAACCTTCTAGAAATATTCTGTAGTGCTTACGAAATTCTTTGTTGTATTGAATATTCATGAACTCTAATATCGCTTCAATTTCTTGTAACTGATTGAAACGGTATTCAATTATGCCAGGTAGAGCTGCGATAGACTTTTCTAAATTTCCAGATATCTTGCATTCAAATTTTGCGTCTTCGACTTGCTGATCAAAGTAAACTATACAATCTGGCAAATTTTCAAGGTCTGATACAACTTTATTATACCACATGTTACCATTGCTCTTCGTCTTCGTCGTTTTCGTCGTCTAGATATTCCTGTGCTGCTTCTTCTAGATAGTGATCAGACTTAACCAGACTCTGAAATTCAGAATCTAGAAAGTCCATGTCAACAAGTAACGAGATCAAATGATCGGCTGCTTCTTGTTTTTCTTTTATTGGAATGTATTCCTTTAGCACATTCCATATTTCTCTTACTGAGTCAATATCTGACATTTTAGTGTTCTCCAAATCTATATATAGTTATCAATTTTCTACTAATTCGTCAGATATATCATCTTCAACTGCTTCTAAATCAGAAATAGTGTGACCAGATTTCATAATGTCTCCCATTACAGTATCTAATATTCCATTGTGATTTGCTTCCCACTTCTTCTTGAACATCTTATGCTCTTTGCCTGAGCTGTCAATGTAAATGTAACTATTGCCGGATTTGGTTAACATTCCTTTCTTATCAAACATATCAAACAATCCACTATAAGGGTTCATTCCTTCGGTATATGGGATTTTTACTTGTACCCCTTCAAATGGTTTTGCATAACGTGTTTTCATTACTTTGCAAGCGGCACGAATACCAGTTACCTCAGTAACTTTGTTGCCATCAATATCTTCTTTAAGCTTTAATTTTTTCATTGCGACAACAATTGAACTTGCGTAAATAAAACCCTGCCCACCACTAATTTTATCATCTGGGTTAAACATGTCCTGCGATGCATATGTGTGGTTAGTACATACCATACCCACGTTATATGATCCAAACATATTTACGGTGTTACGAACTAATGCTGTTAGTGCTTTAGGTTTACGGCCTAAGTCACCCTTCATGTCACCGGCTTCAAATTGCTTAACGTCGGTTGGTGTTAGCATCATACCTAAGCTATCTAAAACAAACAACACTTTGCCTCGATCTTCGTCAGCTATTTCTTTGTACCCTTTCATAAATTCTGAAATGGTTTTGGCGACATCGTCGATCATGCTCATGTTAAGCTTTAATAGCTTATCCTCGGACGTGTCAACATCTAGGGCTTGCAGCCAAGATTCATCTAGCGCATTTTCGGAGTCAATTAATACGACAAAGATGCCTTGCTCTTGGGCTGATTTTACTATGTTCGCGGCTGCGAAATACGATTTACCTGATCCGGGCTCTCCTGCAAAGACTGTTACTTTGCCAAGCGGAACGCCCTTTTTGAAATCCGCCGAAATCAAATAATTTAAAGCATAGTTTCCAGTGGAGATCCAATCTGTGGGATCGTTAAATCCTACGGATAGACCGGGTACAGTTTTTGTAATTGATTTTCTAAATTTTGAAGCATCAAATGGCTTAGTCATTTTGGGTTCTCCTATTGAATGTACATATCTGACTGTACACGCATGCACAGTCAGAATATTTGTACAGATTAAGACTTAGGGCGATTGCGAATCTTTTCTAAAATTGCTTTCGCTTTGTCGTTGCCAGAAGGTGCATTGTCAGATGCTTCTTCCTTTTTAACTTCAGGAGTTTCAATCTTAGGCTGTTCTGCCTTAGTTTCTTCTGCCTTGGTGTCATCCGCTGTTGACTTTTCGTCTTCTGCTTTAGGAGTTTTCGGAGAATCCAAACCATATGGCTTGTAAAACTCTGCCCACTTCTCTGCATCATACGCTTCGCCGTCAACGCTTGCTTCGAACATTTCTTTAATAACTTCGAGGTGTCTTGCATCTGGCTTCTTTGGTAAGAAAGAAACTAGGTCATACAACCCGTGCTCTTCAATGTCATCACGCTCTTGTTGAGTCAACGCAGACTCTTTACGTGAATACTTGCTTGTTGCATAGCTTGCATAAGGCTTGCCAGGTGTTTTGTTTACAACAAAATCCAGTCCCATGTCGTAATCAGTTGGCAATTCTTCCAACTCTGGGTCCATCAGCGCTGCTTTGATAACATCAAAGATTTGTGGTGTAAAAATAAAACGACGAATTGGATTTTCAATTTCATCCTCATCCATTGGGGTTTCTCGAACGAAACCTTGCATCAAATATGAACGCTTCTTCCAATATTTACGAGCAACATCTTCAAGTGCTGGGTCTTTGAACCACGGACGAATTTCTGCAAGTACTGGACAAGAACCAATTGGCTCCCACATTTCCATGCATGGTACTTTTACTGTACAAGGCTTACTTCTTGCATCGCCTTTGATACCCGTGAATGAAAGATTAATAAGTAATCTTTCAATCCAGAAAAAAGTATTTGATTCATCAGAATCGGGTAAGAACCGTAGTTTAGTTGATTCGTTGTCTTTGATATTCCAGTGAGCATAGATGTCGTTGCTGCCGGAAAAGTTGTTGGATTTTTGATCTTCTTGTGCCTGTAATTTGGCACGGATTTCTGCTAAAGTAGTCATGTTATATTCTCCTGTGTTTTCATGTTTACCTGATGAAAATAACTTCCGCGTTATTTTCAACTATAATAAGCAATTGCACTTATTACATGTTTATTTATCTGTTTTTATAGATAACTAAATTTTTATTTTCGATTATGCAATGCGTTTCCTGGTAATACACTTAATTATACTATTACGAGAGGATAGTATTTTATCTTATCAATTAGTCTTTGATTGTGTTTTTGTACCAGCCAGGACCTTTCCAGGCTTTGATACGTGTAGCATATTCTTTTTTTGCTTCGTTGGGTGACTGCGGAGCATCTCCAGCAATTACGTCTTTAACAAATTGAAGTGTTATAGCATTTGCGACAAGGGCACCACATCGTGCTGTTACTCTTTTCTTTAACCCATCAATTAAAATGCTTCCTGTTACGTGAGCAAACAAGCTATAGAATTGTTCTGGCACTTCAATTTCCATACCGCTGTAAACATAATCCTTGTGTGCTTTTGGGAAGCTATGTGGGATACTTTCATCGATTAGTGTTGGCTCTAGCATACCGTCAAACTTTTTCCAGTATAACATTCCTGTACCAACGCTTTCTGGTTCGCCTAATACATCAAGCATTTTCTTACCATACTTTGCGGCTTCGCGGTGCTTAAAACCTTTAAGAGCTTCTTCGGGAGTTAGCTGTTCTGATTCGTAAAGTTCGTATGCTCTCATATTAGAACCAGGCAGTATTACTGCCGTACCATATGGCAATATTACCCTCGATGTATGCACCGGATACAACTGATTCAAAATAACGTGCGGGTTCGCCAACAGAGACAATTATCTCTAAATCATCTGGCCCGATCGGCCCAACATCTTTGTCTTCTTCAATATATTTCAATAATTGATTTACATTAGGAGACTCGGGTTGCTGTCCTAACGGATGCCAATAATTTTCAAATTTGATACCCTCTTTTTCGAAATCTTCAATCTGTATTTGAATTTCATCGATCGACAACCCTTCCTCCAACCAGTCCGTAGCAAAGATCTGTTTATCTGTTGTAAACCAATTCCAGCCGACATCGCCGTATTCGCGGAGCATCCGCGATTCGGTTAATATGTCTATATATTTTTGCATGTCGTTCATTACGTTCCTTCGTCATTTTGCATGTCGCTTATTTTATGATGCCAGCTTCTCGCTGTAATTGCTTAATGCTTTCAGTTATATGTAGACCACTCTTTGCTTCTTGCTCGGCCATACGCTTTAATGCTCCTTTAGCTGCTTTCTCGTCGGCGTTTTTACCTTTCTTTTCGAGCGACTTAACCATTCTCTTAGCGTCGGCGGCAGCATCTGTGCCACCAACATCTGAACTTTTGTAAACATCTAAATAATCACTGTATGTTGCTTTTGGCAGAACTACATCTTCTTTTATCCGGTTACCAGCGGTGTATTCATTTCCGTCAATACTTATTATTCTGTCTAGGAAAGCTTGCACGACCTCGCGAGCGTCTGCTTCTGGTCCAAATCGTTTAGCTGAATCATATAACTCATCAAATAAGTCATCGTCGCCTATTAGATCGTATAACGCGCTTGTAGCATTTTCGCCGTCTACACCATACGGTAATGGACTAGACATTAAATCGTTTAGGCGCTTTTTCTTTTCTGGAGTGTCTGGGATTGCCCAAGTGCCTTCATTAATAGATTGGTCTTTCAATGGGCTGACGTTTTCGCGGCGGTAAGATACTCTTTCGCCGTTATCTAATTTGATTCCGTATTCAACTTTGAACGGGTGCATTTGTGAGAATGTATGTTCTCTACTTGCGCGAATTATCGTACCAATTTCACCATCGTGCTCGCTATTACCAAATGAACTCTGCCCATGTACTTTGACACGGCGTCCAACCATTTTAGAGTTGAAACGACCTGACTTAACTTCGTTTATTTTATTCTTTTCGTGACAATCACAATACTCGCATTCTGGGCCACAAAGACATTTGCTGACTGGCTTGCCGCAACATTCTTTGCTGCATAGCTCTTCTTTGGCTTCAAGCATATGCCCGTATTCTTGTTCCATGCGGTCAAGCACCCATGTATGAGGATCGCCTGTACGTGCTTTTGCTACACCATATGGCATTTCGCCATTGTCAAGATAGTAACTATACAACTTCTCAAAAAGCTCGTCGCTAATTTCGTCGCCGGCAACCCAATTTACAACTTGCTCTATTTCTTCGTCGCTAAGTATTGATGCACTATCTTCTGCAATAACTTGAGCAGGCATCTCGGTAACTTCTTCGGTCCATTCTTCAAATTCTGTAATTGGTTTTATTCCAGGTGTTTTAGGTTTCTTGAGATTGAATGCCTTTTGCACTATTGGCATAGCCATTTCCATCTTGTCGCTAAAACGTTTTTTAGTAAAACGCTCTCTCATTGCAACGGCTTCTTCATCTATAAATTCAAATGCCTCTGTTACTTCAAAATTTTCTGCGTATGCTTTATAACCGCGCGGGCCTTTAAGTTTACCTAAGGTCTTGCGAGTCTCAGCATAATATTCTCTTGCTGCTTCTACCATTTGCATTGTGGTTTCGTCTTCGTAAATAGCATTTCTGTTGCGGGATACAAATGGACGTAAGCTGGCGATTTCATTTACCATTGTTGTAATAGATTCACCGAGATCGTCGTATGGACGCCCGCCTTGTCCAATATGTCGTGCCATTGCGCGGGTGCCTGGTAGCGAATTGAATGGCATTTTAAAACGTTCGCCTTCAAATGTTTCAACAAACACCGATTCGATTTTACGGGATCTTGAACCGCGAATTTCTGGGTCAATGTTTTCTGTGTGGCGGACTATAATTTTAGCCGGGCCATGATCTTGGTAGCTTCTTTTTTTGCTACCGTACATTTTATTTTCTTTCATACTATTCCTATTCACTGTTGATTGGATGTCCGCAACATTTAGAGCGGATTTGCTTATATCGTGGGTGTCAAATCCATATAGGTTTGACATTGCTGTCTTACGCATATCTTGCAAGAATGTATACCACTCGGTTAGCTCTGAACCGTCGAGGTCCTTAGAAATATTCTTACTGTAGTAGATTTTCATAGTTCTGTCGATTAAACTGACAGTTATGTTACCGTGGTCGTGTCCTTGGTTGTCTGTGTAGTTAAAATTAAAGAAAACTGCTTCGGATGGATCTTGCGTTGAATTACCTTCGTCATCACCTAAAGTAATCTGCTTAAATTTGCTGCGGAGCTTGTCAAAGACCTGCTCACCTATTTTGTTTTGGATTTCCATAAGTGTATTTATGCAAACCTGTATTTTGTCGTTATGAAAATAGTGAGTTGTATTGGTCCTTGTTTATTTCTTCTGTGGTTTTGTCGTACGGTGGGGAATTATCGAAGCGGTAGTGATAGCGAAGAGCGTCTGCTTCTACGATATTGCACTCTACGATGTGTCGAAGGTGTTCCTGTCCGCATAGCAGGCGTTCGCGACAGAGTTGCACGTTGTCTGGCATTAGCTCCACGCCGTAGATGGTGCTTAACGCTTGCTCGAACGTGCTGCCATTTTCCATTTTTTTGATTAGTGCTTCTGAGAGGAACTGTCCGTCGCCGCAGGATGGGTCTAAGAATGTTTTGGTTGGATCTGTGAACTGTTCTAATGGAAGCTGGGCCAGCATTTCTTGTACTAGCGGTGTTGGTGTGAACACTTCACCTGTTGCTTTTACTCGCAGTTTATCTCGTTCCACACCCGACATGTATGCGCGATTGCGGGTGTGTTTAATAATTTTATTTAACGAAAGATTCAATGTAACTAATTTCTTTTTGTGTTAATTTAAAGTGTTCATATATTTCAGAATCTGACCAAGATCGCGTTAGATCTATTAGAGGAACGAACTTTAATTGTGGTGTACGTAATGTTCTGCTAGTTTTAGTCGATTGGTATATGAACTTAATAAGGTCTGACTTTAAGTACCTTATAAGGTTCAAACCTTCTTTCTTTGTTTTCACTGTTGTTGTTGTATATCCAATCTTAACCGCAATGTTCTTTGGTACGTACCAAAGAACATCTAAATGATATTTAGCGTTCGGGAGAAATGATGTTACGACTCGATGTTCGTTTAAGTGTGGGTCATTTTCTCCTAAAATAACCTCATGTATGATACAGTCTTTATTAATTTCAATGACAGTATTAGCTTTTACCATTTTATGTTGTTTATTTTTATCTCGTCGATTAAATTTTATCCAACTTTCTCTTGCATTATCCGAACCACATTTTCGTAATACGGAATGCAATATTTCGTCATGCCATATATATTCGTTATTTTCTGCAGATAGACAAGACGTTGTTGTTAGAGTGTCTATTATGGTATTGCTGAATACTGTACTTTTATCTAAAATAAAAAACATAGTATTAACAGTAGCATTAAAGGTGTCTATAGGTAAGAATTTAATTTTTTTAGTGTTCTTGTTAAATATATTAGCTCTAATACTATCGCCGTATCGCTCATTACTTCGCGCAGAAGCCGCGGGAATAATTAATGCTATGTTTGTAGCATAATTACAACATTTTTCAATAAATAAATGATATATTGGGATATTACCAACTGAACTATCATTGTAAGGTGGATTACCGACTATATTATCAAATTTCATATTTATATCCTTTTCAATGAAGTTGCCAACTTCTATATTACTTATTACGTTGTTCATATTTATCGCATAGTTTTTAGCTAATATATTTCCGACCATTCCAAAGACACGGCTTTTAATGTTTTTATCCGAATGGCCGTGCTTGCGTAAACGTGCTTCAATTTCTTTAAGAAATTGGCCGCCACCTATGTCAGGATCAAAGAATGTAGTTGTGCTGCTAATAAATTGCTCTTTTGGAATCTGATCCAGCATTTCATTTATTACAACATCAATTTCAAATTTTAAACGCGATAACATATTTTAACCCTTAAGCATCAAACATCAATTGAGCGAAATCTTCATTTAGATAACCATCCTCAAACAACAACTCGATTATTTCAAACTCTAGCTCAAACTGTTCTTCTACTGCTTCTCTAAACCCAATATCGTTTTTAACTGTGTCCATTGCTCCACTAAGGGTAGTGTTATTAGTACCAGCAATAATAATATCCAAATTCTCGTATATTACAACTAACGCTTCGCGAGCTTTTTTAAGATCACTCTTATTTACTTTCTTCGTGGCTGTCTGCCTTGGCAGCTTTACATCGCGAGTCTTTCCTTTACCTGCTTTTTCTGTTTTAGCCATACTAGCATATGTTGTATTACCTGCTGCCAGGGCTACTATTAGATCATCCGGCATATTTGTCATGTTAATCATATTACCAATAACACGAGATACACTTTTACGAGCCATTGCTCCTTCTAAAAAGACATCTTTGTTTATAGCTATTGGTCCATTGTTAGTACAATCAAACATATCGATTGTGCTCAATACTGCCAAATGAGCTTCTGCTAACGACTTACTATTGTGGCGTTTTTTAAAATTTACAGCCGTTTCAATAATCATCTGGTCGAATTTATCTGAACGATTTGGGTCAAAACTTAAATCAATGACTCTACCAACTTTGTTAATTTCATGTGATGTCAATGCTCTACTCATTTTTTGCATTGTAGCGCCCAAGTCTCCTTCATCATAAGCAATATAAACATTGGTCAATTCTGGGATTGAGAATGAACGCGCCGCCATCCCAGCCGATATGATTAATACATTTTTACCAGTTAGTCTTGCTTTTTCAACTTCTTCGACTACTATTGCTTCGGCGGTAGCATTTTTAATCTTTTGTGTGTATATTTGGTCTTGCTTACCGCCACATATTACAATGACTTCTGTGTTTGGTAAAGATTGACGTGCAATTTCACCAATTGTAACTAAGTTATCATTTCTAATACTGCCAGGCATAAACATCATATCAACTTTTAAACTAGAGTTCATGAATTGCAAATCCATATTTAAATGATCGTGCCCACCAGCGCCTTTATATATTGCTTCTAACATGCGCACAAAAAATGCTTTAGCTTTGAGTGGATGCGCAGCAAATTTTGACCAACTAGCCAATAATTTAAACTCCGACTCTGGAAGCGTTTTCATTATGGCGTCAACTACTGGTTTTACATTTGCTCTGTAACAGGCTAAGTCCGGCACTAAAGCATCACGCTTAATATCTATTTTAAAATACTGTAATGTATTTGAAGGTAATTTCTTAAGATTCTTACTTAATTTTTTCTGTATTACAAGCTCTGCGTAAGTAACAGTTATAACATGATCTATTTTCCAAGAGCCAACTGCTCGTTCAGCATTTGTTCCAGTCATCAAAATAAGATAGTCGCGAGGCTGAACTCCTTCTTTTAAAGCCGCAACTTGTTTAACAGTGTGAGCACCAAAGTCTGCTTCGTCTACTACCCACATTCTACGAGCCTTTACACTTGTCAGATATTTGATACGCTTTTCACGTTTTGTACCTGGACACAGACTTAAATACGCAATAATTCGTTGTCCGTTTTTTATTGCTTCGTTAACTTGAGATTGATATTGTGGGTCCATGCAATCTACGTGAACAGCATTTGAAAATTGTTGGAATTTTGCTAAGTCTTTTGCAAAACTAGCAAATACAGTTTTAACATATGCGGATACTACTACTAATTGAATATCTTCTTCTACTGCAATTGCAGCTGAGCAAATAGTTTTGCCAAACCTAGGGCACAAAGACAATAATATTCTGCGGTCTCCTTGCTTATACTTGTCAAGCACTTCTTCAGCTACAATGCTCTGCATTGTGCTAAGTTTGGCGGGGATTAGTTTTTGTCCTTGTCTTGCTAAAATTTGGTTGACTTTAAGGGACAAAGTTTCAATATCCATTGAGTGATATTCTTGGCCTTGTGTACCCTTAAATCCTATATCTTTGCGAATTACATCATCCATGTGACTTCTTTTATAAAATTTGTTTACTTTTTTAGCATAATCGGATACGTCCCAAACTTTGGTTAAGACTTGCCCACTTTTAAAGTGAGCAACACGGCGAGGAAATTGGGTTTTAATATAAGATTCGGTATCTTTAACCGCATCAATGCTTTCGTCGTCCACGAAGTGGTCGCCGAACTTTGTTTCTTCGAGGTTGCTTGCTATGTCTTGGTAGGCATAGCACATCATTTTTGACATCTATTAAGTCATAAAAGTAGTTAATATACACGTATTATACAGTCTTCTGACCAAAAAGTCAAGTGATTTTTAAGTTATTTTAACTGGTTTTCGGCTGCGGTTATGATATCTGCTTGTGATATAGAGCGAGCGCCTAAAGTAATCTGCTTAAATTTGCTGCGGAGCTTGTCAAAGACTTGCTCGCCTATTTTGTTTTGAATTTCCATAAGTGTATTTATGCAAACCTGTATTTTGTCGTTTGATTATTTAAATAATGTATTATATTGTTGAATATTTTTCAACGGCTTAGAGTAATTTACTTTTGCTTTTGCGGCCATATCTGGATCTTTTTCAATTAAGATACAATCACGCTTTTTGTTCAAACAAGCTATTGCAGTGCTTCCGCTTCCAGCAAATGTGTCTAATACCAAATCTCCTGGATTAGATAATAATTCAATAAAATATTCTAATATTTCAATTGGCTTTTGTGTTGGATGAATCTTATTTTTTCCTAACCCTCCACTATAAGTAATAGTATTCGGTATTACACAATGAGAAATATTACCTGTTCGCTTTAGTTTTGCTTTAACTTCTTTTGCTTCCTTAAGCGCATTTTCAAATGCCGTGTTTAAGCTACTGCCACTAGAAATATGCTTATACAAAATACTACTCATTTTGTCTGCATCACTATATCGTTCAATTATCGAACCGCTTTGGGTGTCACTATTAAACGTGCGTTTTCCGCCGGGCTTAATTCCCCATAATATATACTCTGCACCACTTACTGGATTTACTTTTCTGTAGAATGGGACTGCCGCAGGTTTTTTCCAGGTCCAAACACGCTTGGGCTCAAAGCCTGCGGTTTCCATTGCATGCCACAAATAAGAAATATATCTGTCAGATATAAAAACCGCGAAGCTTGCACCTTGTCTTAATTTAGGATACCAGGCATTAGCCCAATTGTTTAGTTGAGAAATAAATTCGTCGTGAGTTTTGGTATCCCAATTATCGCTGAATGAATTATCGAATTTTTGATTATGGATAGTGCTAAGATTTATCTTTTCGCCAGTCTCTGGATCTGTTTTAGTCCAGATAGGGTTTGCGGCGTTGTTACTAATGTTGTATGGCGGATCTGTCAATAATAAGTCGATAGAATTGTCATCTACTTGTAACAGTCCCCGAAGCATATCGTCGTTAATTAATTTTATCACTTAACTCTCTTATTGTGTATTATGTATTTATCTTAATATGCGTGTATTATAACATTCTTTTTCGTATTTATAAACGTATTTGAAAAGTCAGTCTAAGTTAGATAAATACCGATATGCTAATATCGGAAATTGACGAAGAAAGAAATATCTTAAAGAAGTCCATTGAGGTCCTACAAGACTTGGGTGTGCCTGTCAGACCTAAAGTGACGCTTTCTAGAATAGGAAAGATACCTCATTTAAGAATAGATGCAAATATTGAATCATTAGAGCAACCTCTACAAGTTAACAGCATAAAAATAAACAGCACTGGTGTTCCTCAATTGAGTGGACAATTTGATACATACGAATTACAGTATCCTGCTAATTTTATCGATGAAATGTTAGCAGATAAGAAAATATTTGTAGTATTAAGTATAAAATCTGGTGGTAGAATTACTAAAAAATCATTAACACCGGTTAACCTAGGATTAATAGGACAAGAATTTAACAAAAACGGATTAGTTCAAACTTTAAAGGTAGAATTAAAAAATAAGATACAAGATGACATATTATATCAATTTCTTTTACAATTAGTTGATGTAGCAATGAAAACGAAAACATCAATTGATCCAGACATAATGTCACAATTAAATGCCTCTGATATTCGTATAGCTGGAATTGATTTCGGTGAAATATTAGCGCCGCTGGTATTTGCCACTAATAATGATAAAATTATTTTTCCAGCTGGCAATTCAATGCTTGCAGATGTGGAAATAAACGGGCACCCGATTAGTGTTAAAAGCGCAACTGGAAGCGGAACAAGTTTTAAAGCAATAGAGCAATATATACAAAAATTTGGCGAGGATGTAGTTTCTAAAAAAATCAAGTTAAATAAAGATGAAAAATACATATACAAATTTTTCACAGCATTCGTCGACACTAAAGGGAAAAATGTAGATAAAATAATTGCAGGAAGTGTTGCCGCATATACCTCAGAGCATCAGGCTCTTGAAAAACTATTAGGTACTAAAAAACTCTCGTTCGATATCTTTAAAGAATTTTCAAAAAAATTCATCTCATATGCGAGTTTTTTGAAAGCTATTTACCCGGTAGCACTTGCTGGAAACCGCGGAAGACCAGCTGGATTGCCATCCGATTATAAATATTACTTAAAATTAACTAATGTTAAACCAAAAAAGAAACAGTCTGGAAAACCAAGTTGGGACGACGATCAAGAAAAAGCAGGTGCGAATATATTAACTTATATACTAGGGGCAAGTTTTTTAGCCGATGCTAAACAAGATGTTAAATCAATTGAATATGATTACCTTATTAAGAAAATTTTAGCTAATGTTAATGCAAGTCTGGTCAGAATTGATATTACTACTGACGGTAAGATCAAATCGCATATAAAGCACTTTGATGATGTAAATTTTGCTTTTCAATATCACGCTCCAAGTCATATCCCAGGTAACAATTTACCAGGATTTTCAATAAAACTCGAAAATTAATTATTTTAGCTGGTTTTCTGCTGCGGTTATGATATCTGCTTGTGATATTGAGCGAGCGCCCATAACATCGTTGCCCAAATCCGCCCAATTGACGCTTTTGAACGCCTGTAGGACGTTCTGCCCGCCTTTAACGTAGTAGAAGGAGTTTGGGTTCGTTCCGCTTGCTTTTTCGTTCAGCATTGGATAGTTCTGTTAGTTCATGGTATCGCATCTAATATTTATGCTATAGCATAATAAAGGGCAGTGGCATTATGTCAGCATCAAGCTTATCTCGCAGTGTAGCATCCAGTGTTGGATCGTAGGCCTGTAATGCTTGCGCCATGCGAACTGCCAATAAAGATGACATAACTAAATCGTCGGTTTCGCCTTCTTTTGCTTCGTACCCAGCACCTTTGGATACAAAAACTTTTAGTTCTGATACTAATGGGCTACTGTTGATTGTCATGCGACTCGATTCGATCAAGCCCTTCATCTTTGCACAAGCTGCTAATTTATTTTTATTTGTTGTGTTAAAGCCTCTACGGAATATTCGTGAATTTCCGCGCTTGTGTGGTTCTGTTAAAAACATTCCGCTTATATTTTCTTCGCCAATTTCTGAGATAGATACAAGTGCTGCTTCTCCCAGTGTATTGTTTTCGACCGAGTAATAAACTTTGGTTGTATCTTCTATTATTTCCACTAAGTAAGTGGTGATCCGGTTGAGTATATTGATTTGTTTTTGTATAGGAGTTTTGTTATGCATCCATTCTCCAATTTGGATCATATTCGGAAGTTCATACACTTGTATCGCGGCGTTGTCGCCACCTGTGCCCAGACTTGGGTCCAGTGCCGCAATGTATGCATGACCTTTAGTTGGTTTCTTAAACCATCTGATTTGACCTTGCTTTTCTATTGGCGCAATTCCTTGAAGGGTTGTCAAAGTTAATGCATCAATTAGCGTCTCATCGAATGATATAAATTCAATGTTGTGCTCACGACGGAAACGTTCGTCTCCAATG